AGCGCCGATTTAGACAGACGTGAAAAAAACCGTTCCACGGTTCAAACGGGAGGGCAGAACGTGGCTGACCTCATCACTGCCGCCAAGAGCGGCAACCAGCGCGAACTGTACCAAGGCATCCTCGAGGACTTGGTGGCCACGCTGGCCAACGGCTGCGAGCCGTACACCAAGCCCGGCATCGTCAAGCAGATCATAGCCATACAGGAGAAGCTGGACGGGCTGCCCAAGCAGAAGGCCGACTCGCCGCTTGCGAGGGCCAAGCGCAATGCCTCATAGGCTGGGCGGACAACGGCCGACCTTCCAGCGCATCGGCGAGTACGCCGACACGCGCGGCCCCGATGCCGTCGAGATGTTCGAGGCATACGGGCGGCGCTACTACGGCTCGCAGAAGTACGAGATGGAGCTGTTCTTCGCGCGCGACGCTCGCGGTGGCTTCGCGGCCAAGACGCTGTGTATCACCAAGCCGCGCCAGAACGGCAAGAGCTTCGCCCTGCGTGACTACGCAATCTGGATGGCTGCGGTCGAGGGCAAGAGCGTGCTCTACACCGCGCACCATGGCCGCACCGTCCGCAAGATGTTCAAGGAGATGTGCGACTTCATCGAGGCGCACGCCGACTTCCGCGACGAGCTGGATTACGTGTACAAGGCTGGCGGCTACGAGGGCATCTACTTCCGAAACGGCGCGTGCATCGAGTTCCAGACGCGCACGAACAGCGGCGGTCGTGGCGGCACGTACCAGATAATCATCTTCGACGAGGCGCAGGAGCTGACCAACGCGCAGCAGGACGCAATCCTGCCGACCGTATCGGCTGGCGGCGAGATAGAGGACGGCGAGGGCGACCCGCAGAAGATATACGTCGGCACCGTCCCCGGGCCAGAGTGCCAGGGAACCGTGTTCCGCACGCTCCACGACCGCGCGCACGACGGCGAGTCGAGCGTCTGGTGGCTGGAGTGGGGCGCGCAGGGCGAGACGCTGCAGGACGTTGACATAGACAGCGTTGACCTCTGGTATGCGTGCAACCCCGCCATGGGGCGGCGTATGTCCGAGGACACCGTGCGCGACGAGCACGACACGATGAGCCGCGACGGCTTCGCGCGCGAGCGTCTGGGCTGGTGGTCTTCGACCGCTGGCAAGCCGCAGACCCTCATAGACGACGGCGCGTGGGACGCATGCGCCACCGACCACCCGCTGCGCCCCGAGCGCACGTGCTACGGCGTGAAGTTCGCCGCGGACGGCTCCGAGGTCGTTCTTGCGGTGGCCGAGACGCGCGGGGACGTGACGCACGTGGAGCTGCAGGAGCGGCGCACCATGGCGAGCGGCACGGCGTGGCTGGCCGACTGGTTGTGCGAGCGCACGAACGTGGGCTGCTGCGTGGTCGTGGACGGCAAGAGCGGGAGTCAGGCGCTGGTCGAGCGCATGAGCGACCGAGCGCCGCGCGGCTACGTGGTCGTGCCGTCCAGCGGCGACGTGATCGCATCCGCGTCGATGCTGTGCGACGCGGTGAACGAGAAGAAGCTGACGTGGTTCAGGCCACAGGAGCAGCTCAGGGAATCAGCTACCACGGCCACGCGGCGCGCGATAGGGCGCGGCGGCGGCTGGGGGTTCGGCGGGGCCGACCCATTACCCATCGAGGCGTGCGCGCTCGCCCTGTGGGGTTCGAGAACGACCAAGCGCAACCCCAACAGGAAAGCGAGGATTGGCTGATGCACCACGACTTCCGTGGCGTGCGCGACGCGTCTGGCCTCACGCCCGACGCGCGTGCGCAGATGGGCGCCCTGCTTGACGAGTTCGAGCGCCACAACTCCAAGAACCGACTGAAGCGCCGCTACTTCGAGCAGCGCGTGACCGTGGGCGAGTGCAACCTTGGCATCGCCCTGCCGCGCTCGCTGGCGCACTTCGAGATGGCGTGCTGCTGGCCAGAGAAGGCCGTGACCGTCCTCAAGGACAGGAGCATCTTCGACGGCTACGTGGCAGCGGACGGCACCACGCCCGACCTGCTCGCCGCGATCGTCCGCGACAACAGGCTCACGAGCCAGTACAACAAGGCCGTGGGCGACGAGCTGATGCACGGCGTGGTCTTCGCCACGCTCTCCGCTGGCGGCGCGTCCGGCGTGACCGTGCGCTTCCACAGCGGCGAGACTGCCGCTGGCATCTGGGACGGCGGCGCGCAGCGGCTCGCGTGCGGCTTCGCCATCACCGAGACCGTCCGCACGCGCGACGGCTACGACGTGCCGAGCGTGGTCAACCTCTACACCGAGGATGCCGTCTGGGTGATTCGCCGCGACGATTCGAGCCACTGGCGCGCTGAGGGCTTCGCACAGGCCATGGGCCGACCGCTCATGGTGGCCATGGCCAATGAGGGCGGCACCACGAAGCGGCCTCTGGGGCGCTCAAGAATCTCGCGCTCCGTCCGCGACCTCACGCGCGGCTACATCCGCGCGATGAGCCTTGCGACCGTCGCGCTGGAGTTCTCGACCAGCCCGCAGAAGTACCTGCTGGGAATCACCGACGAGCAGTACGACGCGCTCATCAGCGACAAGTTCCGTACTTACATGGGTTCGCTGCTCCTCGCCACGCGTGACGAGAACGGCGACGTGCCGCAGTTCGGGCAGCTGGCGCAGGGCCACATCACGCCGCACGTCGAGATGCTGCGCTCGCTGGCCACGCAGTTCGCCGCGTCGACCTCGCTCTCCGTGACCGACACGGGCGTGGTCAATGATGCCAACCCAACCAGCGCGGATGCCGTCGCGGCGGCGAACGAGAAGCTGATAGTCCGTGCTCAGGAGCTTAACCGCGAGAACGGCGATGCCCTTTACACCATCGCCCTCATGGCACAGGCCATCGCTGGCAACAAGTCGCTCGCCGACCTCACCGACGAGGAGCGCGCCGTCATGGCGAAGTTTCAGAACCCCGCCATGCCGTCCGTCGCGTCGACGGCAGACGCGGCGGTCAAGATTGCCAGCGTCGACCCGTCGTTCGGCGGCACCGAGGTCTTCTACGAGATGCTGGGCTTCGACGCGCCGACCATCGCCCGCATCATGGCGCAGCGTCGCCGCAACGTCGGCAACGCCCTGCTCGACGGGCTGGTAAGCGCATGACGCACGCGAGGGTGTACGCCGCGGACTGGCAGCGGTACCGCGATGCCCACGCGAAGCTGCGCGGGGACGCGGCCAAGCGGCTCGAGGAGTACTTCGACCGTCTGCCGTGGGACACGGACGCGCAGCGCGCGCTCCAACGCCTCTGCGACTTCGCCGACCAGCTCCTGCTCGAGTACGGCACCGCCGATGCCACGCTCTCAGCGTCGCTTTACGACGAGATGATGCGCGGCTCCGCGCCGATGGCCGAGCTGGCCGAGCTGCCAAGCTCCGCGACCGTCTACGCGAACATGCGAGACGCGATCACGAGGGCCACGTCGCTTGAGTCCGCGCGCTCGATGGCCAGCGGCGAGATGCAGCGTCTGGTCAAGCGCTGCGGCGTGGAGACCATGCGCCAGAACGCAATTGCCAGCAAGGCCATGTGGGCGTGGGTCTGCATCGGCGACAGCTGCGCGTTCTGCCGCACGCTAGGCTCGCAGGGCTGGGTGTTCGCGTCCAAGGCGGTGCGCGCAGGCAAGCACGCCGAGCACATCCACGCCGACTGCGACTGCGAGTTCGTGGTCAAGCGGCCCGGCGACGAGCTGGAGATAGAGGGCTACGACCCCGACGCGCTGCTGGACGAGTACGCGGACGCGCCCGGCGACAACTGGAAGGAGAAGGTCAACTCCATGCGCCGCGCGGACTACACGCAGGAGTTCGCCGACCAGCGCAATGCGCGCAGACGGGAGCTGTACCGAGCCGCACGCGACGAGGGCGCAAGCCCCGACGAGGCGGCAGACGCATAAGCAAGGTGAATCGGCCCCGAAAGGGGCCTTTTTCATGGCTACGCGAGCCTATCGCGGCAAATGACGACCGCCAAAGGCGGGGAAGGGGGCAAGCATGCCCAACGAGAACGACAACGCCACGCAGGGCGCACCTGCGGAGACCGAGCGCACCTTCACGCAGTCCGAGCTGGACGCGATAGTCCGCGACAGGCTCAAGAGGGAGCGTGAGAAGTACGCAGACTACGCCGACCTGCAGAAGAAGGCGACAGCCTACGACGAGGCACAGGAAGCCGCGAAGTCGGAGCTGCAGAAGGCGGTCGAGCGAGCAGAGAGGGCAGAGGCCGAGCTGACCACCATGAGGCAGGAGCAGGAGCGCTCCGCGCTGGTCGCAAAGCTCGCTGCCGAGAAGGGCGTGAGCGCCGAGATGCTCGCCCGAATGGCTGGCGACGTGGCCGAGAACGCCGAATGGCTCGCGGCCCACGATGCCACGAAGCCCAAGTATCCATCCGTCACCGACAGGGGCGAGATCTCCTCGCCCAGCACGGGAAACCAGACCGAATTCATCAAGTCGCTGTTTGGCAGCGACCACTAGCCAACGAAAGGAGCCGTCATGGCTGCTATCGCTACTTCCTCCATCGCCGTCCCCGTCGAGGTCGCCAACAAGATTTTCGCCAAGACCGCCCAGACCTCCACGCTCGCTCGCCTCTCTAACCGCGAGCCGCAGAAGTTCGGCACCAGCAACGTAATGGTGCTCTCTGGTGACGTTCTCGCCGAGCTTGTCGGCGAGGGCGCACAGAAGTCCCCGACCAACCCCACGTTCGCCACCAAGACCGTCACTCCGCACAAGCTCCAGACCACCGTGCGCATCTCCAACGAGGTCAAGTGGGCCGATGAGGACTACCAGCTCGACGTCTGGAACACCGTCGCCGAGCGCTGCTCCATCGCCCTGGGCCGTGCCCTCGACCTCGTGGGCTACCACAAGCTCAACCCGCTCACTGGCACCGTCGCGCAGTCCGTCACCACTGGCATCGCCGACACCACCAACGCCGTGACCATCTCCTCCGGCAACTACACCGAGAGCGTGGAGGCTGCCGCTGGTCTGGTCATTGCCGACGGCTACGTCCCTAGCGGCATTGCCCTCGACCCGACCCTGAGCTTCGGTCTCGCCACCCAGCGCAACAGCGACGGAATCAAGCTCAACCCCGACATGGGACTTGGCATCGACGTTGCCTCCTACGCTGGCATGGGTGCCGCAGTATCCACCGCGGTGTCCGCGTCTGCCGAGGCCGCAACCGCCACCAATGTCATCGGCTTCGTCGGCCAGTTTGACGCGTTCCGCTGGGGCGTGCAGCGCGAGATTGGCGCTGAGGTCATCGAGTACGGCGACCCCGACGGCCTTGGTGACCTGAAGCGCCAGAACCAGATTGCCCTGCGCATGGAAATCGTCTACGGCATCGGCATCCTCGACCTCAACGCGTTCGCCAAGATCGTCACGGCCTAGCCATGGATTACGTCTTCGTACCCACTGGCGTGAGGGTGACCGTCGCTGATGGCAAGAAGCTGCCACCGGCGCTCTACGCGCCAGTGGAGCAGCCCAAGAAGCGCGCGCCCCGAAAGAGGGCGGCGAAGAAGGAGGTGTAGGCCATGGCCATCACCACCTACGCCGACACGAGCGACCTCGCGTGCACCGTGCTCGACGCGGACGTTGCCGAGAAGATGATAGAGCGCGCGTCGCTCATGGTCACCAAGGCATGCGGCACGACCACGCCCGACGAGGACGCGGCGCGCATGGTCGTGTGCCTGATGGTCGAGCGCGCGCTGGCATCGCCGACGGCAGAGGAGTTCGGGCCGACACCGCAGACGCTGCAGAGCATCAGCACCTACAGCAACACGTGGACGTGGGGCAACCCCGTGGGCGAGCTTTACATCCGCAAGCGCGAGCTGCAGATGCTGGGCGTGGCAGCACAGGCGACGTTCGCCGAGCCGTCCTATGGCGTGCTCGACTGCCCCGCGCTGGGGTGATGCCCCATGCGCTACAGGTTCGGCGACCTCACGCTCGACACCAACTCGTCGGAGTTCAGGCGCATCATGCGCAGCCCAGCCGTCCAGCAGGTTCTCGCTGCCGAGGCTAACCGCGCCAAGCTGCGCGCCGAGGCGTACAGCGGCCTAGAGTTCGGCAGCGGCGTGGACGTGTACGGCGTGAACGCGCGCGGCTGGGTGGGCGCATCGAGCGTCGACCACAAGCGCGGGGGCCGCTTCAACGCGGGACTCCACAAGAAGCAGGTCGACGCGCTCATGCACGCCCTGCACGGCGTATAGGCACCGACGGCAAGACCGAAAACGGCCCTCGCATCATGCGGGGGCCTTTCTTTTTAAGGAGCAAACATGCCTACTGGCACCAACAACGTGGCCAACGTCTCCACCACCAAGGGCGTGAGCGGCGGCTACTTCTATTCCGCACCGTCCACCGCGACAGCGCCGACCGACTTCTCGACCGCGCTTCCCGCCGATTTCGTCTGCCTTGGCTACATCTCCGAGGACGGCGTGGCCGAGACCATCGAGACCGACACCACCAACCTCAAGGACATGAACGGCGACGACGTGTACACCGTCACGTCCAGCCGCACCGAGACCATCAAGGCCACGCTGCTCGAGGTCGCCATGGCCCCGCTCAAGGAGATTTACGGTCAGGGCATGGTGACCACCGATTCGAGCGGCAACATCATCGCCAAGCATGGTGGCCACACCAGCCCGAACCGCATCTACGTGCTCGAGCTGGTGCTGCGCGACGGTCGCCAGTGGCGGCAGGTCGTTCCCGCCGGACAGGTCACCGAGGTTGGCGACCTCTCGCTGGCCGCTGGCGAGGGCGCTGGCCGCGAAATCACCATCACGTGCAACGTGGACTCCACTGGCGTGTCCGTCTACGACTACATCGAGGCGGTGGCCTAGTTGATCACGTTCGAGTTCGAGGGCAAGCAGTTCGAGGCCAACGACGATGTGCTGACGGACTACGAGTTCGTCGCGGACGTTCTCACTGCTGACGATGACCCCAAGGCCATGATTCGCTGCTTCCAGACGCTGTTCTGCGGCAAGGACAGGGAGTACGCGCGCGCCATCGGCGGCAAGGTCGACAAGATGGGCGAGCTGCTGACCGCTGCCATCGCTGCGGCTGGCGAGGACGCAAAAAACTGATACAGCTCGCAAGGCTCATGCGCGACAGGCCGTGCGAGCTTCGCGCCGACTTCCAGCAGACCTACGGACTCAACCTAGACGGCATGGGCGTGGACTACTCCATCGCCCATGCCGCCTGTCTCGCTGCGCAGCTGCCCCCAGGGGCGCGCGTCTGGCGCGGCACCGCGGACGAGTGGGGCACGGACACCTACCTGCTCGACTGCATGGAGCACATGCTGCGCGTGCTCGCGTGGCAGCAGACCGAGGACGCTGCGAAGCGGCGCAACTTCCCGAAGCCCATAGAGACACCAGCCAGCCGCGCGCAGCTCGAGCAGAGGGTCGCGCACTCCCTCGCCAACAGGGCGATGGTGGATGCCGTGCTGGCGCGGAAGAGACCCCAAGGGGGTGAGTAAGTGGCAGGAGAAATCGCATCCGCGTTCCTCTCCATCTACCCGAAGCTGGAATCCAAGGCCGTCGCCAACGAGATAGGCAAGGGCATGAGCGGCGCTGGCAAGTCCGCTGGCTCGTCCTTCGCGGACGGCGCAAGCCAAGCGATGAAGTCTGGCATGGGCAGCGCCGGACAGACGGGCGCGCAGTCGCTCGCCGACGGCTTCAGCGCCGCCAAGGTGGCCGTGGGCCACATCATCGGCGAGCTGGCGCTGGACGCGGCCAACGAGTTCAAGGAGCGCTTCAGCGACGGCATCGAGCAGTCGGACGCGCTGCAGAAGTTCGCGTCGACCATGGAGTTCGCGGGCTTCGACACGGGCGAGATTGAGCGCGTACAGAGCGCCATGAAGACCTACGCCGACCAGACCGTCTACGACCTCGGCGAGGTCATGGCCACCACGTCCAAGCTCGCCGCGAACGGCACCGCTGACTTCGACACGCTGGTGCAGGCCATCGGCAACCTCAACGCTGCTGCTGGCGGAGATAGCGCGTCGTTCGGCTACCTCGCCAACGCCATCACGCAGGTCAACGGCGCTGGCAAGCTCATGAGCCAAGACTGGAACCAGATCGTGAACGCGCTGCCCGGCGCTTCTGGCGCAATCCAGAACGAGCTGCTGGCCATGGGCGCATGGGACGAGTCGATGGGCAGCTTCCGCGACGCGCTCTCCAACGGCGAGATCACTGCGGAGGAGTTCAACACCGCCATCCAGAACCTTGGCATGACCGACGTTGCGCAACAGGCCGCTACCTCGTCCACGACCTTCGAGGGTGCCATGGGCCAGCTCGACGCGAGCGTGACCAACACCATGCAGGGCATCTACGACAGCCTGAACGAGAACGACCGCATCACCAACGCCATCAACGGACTGGCCACGGCGTTCGAGACGGTCGAGCCGTACGTGTCGCAGTTCGCAGACGCGTTCGGAGACTTCGTGCAGCTCGTCGCGCCAGCCGTCCCCGTGATAGCTGGCGTGGTCGCTGGAATCGCGGCGGCATCGGCCATCACGGGCATCATCGGGGCAATCAGCGGCGCGGTGACGTTCCTCACGACCGTCGTAGGCCCAGCGCTGGCGATGATAGGCAGCGTGCCAGGGCTAATCGCTGTGGTCACGACCGCGCTGGGCGGCCCCATCACCATCATCGCGGCGGTGGCTGGTGCCATCATCGCGTTCGTCGCAACCAACGAGGACGCGCGCAACGCCATCGTCAAGGCGTTCAACGCCATCAAGACGGGCGTCACCAACGCCCTCAACGCGGCGAAGGCGACGGTGCTCAACGTGGCCAGCGCCATCGTCAACGGCGCGCGGAACAAGTTCAACTCGCTCGTCGGCACGGTGCAGGGCATCTTCAACCGCGTCAAGACGGCAATCATGACCCCAATCAACGCGGCCAAGAGCGCCGTCCAGAGCGCCATCAGCAAGATAAGCAGCATCATCCGCGGCGTGAAGCTACAGCTGCCGCACATCAACCTGCCGCACTTCTCCGTGAGCGGAGGCAGCGCGCCGTGGGGAAT